TCAACCTTTACCTTTTACAATTTTATCGTTATACCCTAGATTGACTACTAATGATGGATAATATACTACATATAGTACCTTATACTGCTGAACATGGAAGATTTATTTTATCATGCCAAATGAACCACGCACTTATGGATAAGGATGCAAGATTTGAAGGAGATGCTATGAACCTTGTGCAGGACCACCTTTCTTTTACAGGACTCGTAGGTAAGAAACCAATCTTTGCTGCTGGTATGAAAATGATTTGGGGTCAGGTCGCAGAAGGTTGGGTCATTGCAACACAAGATGTTTGGGATCATCCTATTAGTGTAGCAAAAGCAATCAAAAAAGATTTTGCTAGAGTTGCAAAAAAAAATAATATTAAAAGAGTTCAAACTGCTGTAAGATCAGACTTTGACAAAGGTATAAGATTTGCAGAGTGGTTAGGATTAGAAAACGAGGGATTAATGAAACACTATGGTTTTGATGGTTCAGACCAATATAGATTTGCGAGGATATTTTAATGAGTTTTGTATTTGACGTTTTAGCAGCACAACAAATGTCTGCACTTGGTAAATATAATCAAGGTGTTCAAAATAGAAATGCTCTTATAAAAGAACAAGAAGCTGAAGCAATAAAGAAACAAACTGAATTTGATATTGCTAGATTTGATCAACAATTTGAAAGATTAACAGGACAAACAAAAGTAGCTACATTAAAATCTGGTGTTCAGTTATCTGGAAGTGCTTTAAATATTTTAAGATATAATGCTGAACAAGCTGAAATACAAAAAGATGTCATGAATTATAATTCTCAAGTTGCACAATCACAAAAAATAGAAGAAGCAAACTTTGCTAGAATAAAAGGACAAATTGAAAGAAGAAGATCAAGAATTGCTCAACTTGGTGCTTATGCAAGAGCTGGAGAAAGTTTATTAAGAATAGGCGGTGTTACATAATGCCAAAGATTCCTACTTTTACAGCACAATCTAGACCCACAGCAGAAGCTGCTGGAGTTACTTCTAATATTAGAATACCATTAACTGAAACTGTTGGAGCAGCATTAAAACCACTAGGCAAAGCTGCTGAAGATTATTATATAAAAGAAAAAGAAATAGAATTTCAAGTAAAAGCTGGAGAACTAGATGCAGATGCAACAGTTGAAGTTTTTAATGCTGCTGAACAAGCTGAATTAAAAAATACACCACAAGAAGGCATAGATTATTTTAATCAACAATTTGAATCTATACAAAATAAATATAAAGCAAAAGCACCAAATAAAAATGTAGGTGATTTATTTAGTATTAATTTTTCTAAAAATAAAAGTGTTTATGTAAATAATATTTTAACAAAAACTAGAAATAATTTAGTTACTACTAGAGTTAATCAAGTAGAACAAAAAGTTAAATCAAAAATAGCTTATGCAGTTGCATCAGAAAGTGTTTTGCAATTTGATATTTTAGCTAAATCTATAGAAGAAGATTATAAAGGTTTAGTTAATGAAGGAATTATTGGTGAAAAAGATTTAAAGTTATATAAAAGTAAGTTACCAACATTGGTTGAAATAGAACAAGTTAGATTTTTAGCCACAACAGACGCAGCAGGAGCTGCTGTTTTATTACAAGATATAAATAATTTTAAACAAATACAAGGTGATGACAGAAAAAAATTAATTACAGAAGTAAGACAAAAAGCTAAATTTGATGCAGAAGTTTTAAAATTTAATAACGCATCAATTATAAATACTCAATTACAAAAAACAGTAAAGAGGTTAAGAGGAAATGAAGCTAATAAAGTTTTTGGTTTGTCTGAAGAAGAATTATCTAAATTTTCTACTGGTGATATTCAAGCTGATCAACAAATAAAAAATTTAAACATAAAAGTAAATGAAGGTAAATTTAGTTATGATAGTAATTATAATACAAATACAACTATCATACAAAAAATAAATGCAGGAGAAATAAAAAATGCAAAAGATCCTTTTAAATTACCAGGTGAGACAACTGAAAAAAGTATAATTGAAAGAGCAGGTGATGGTAATATAAATGATAATGATCTTAATTTTTTATCAACATTTATAACACGAACATACAATAATACATTCTTAGACCAAGATAAAAAATATATGCAATGGTTTGATAATCTTACACCTTTATTACAAGGTAATGCTTTTTTAAGTTACTTTGATAAAACCTATAATAATAAAGCAAGTAATTTAAGACAAGTATATTACAAAAGATATATTGATGGTTTAAAAAATGGGATTACTATTGAAAATTTATTATCACCTAATTCAGAAAATTATATTGCTAAAGATATTAAAAATGTTTTACCTAAAACATCTGATCTTGGAAGTATTGTACAATCAATAGCAGAAGAAACAAATCAAAGTGAAGTTCCGCCAAGATTAGAAGGTGAAACAGCTCTTGAATATGAAAAAAGAACAATGAGAGAATAATGGATTTAGGACAAAAAGAATTAAGACTAAATGATGCTGGTTTTAGTCAAAAAGAAATAGCTGATTGGAAAAAACAAAAAATACAAAAATTAAATAGTGCAGGTTTTAATAATCAAGAAATATTAGAAGCGTTTGGAACAACGAGTAATGATAAAAAAATATATCAAGATTATTTTTCAAATATAAAAGAACAAATAGAAAATGAATATTACACACAAGAATCTATATCACCTGATGATGAATTATTATACCAATCAAAAATTGATCAAGCTAATGCTCCATCACTAAAAGAAGTTGTTGTTGGTAAAGAATTTAATGGAGATGAAATATTAAAAAGAGGTTATGGAAAAACTCTTTACGATATGACAATTAGACTTGCAAATGGTGAAGGTTTATCTGAAGCTCTAACTCAACCTGAACCTGAAGATTACACATGGTTTGAAGGATTGTTAGAAAGAGCTTACACTTTAGGATTAGAGTTACCTTTATATGGTTTAAGTTTTGTTCCAGGAACTTTAGCTGCTGGTCCTTATGGTGGTGCTTTTACTGCTGGTGCTATTCCTGGTGCTGCAAGAGCTACAATAGTAAAAGGTTTAGAACAGCAATCTTATGGAGAACCAGTTACTATTGTTAAAAATTTTTTACAAGAAGGACTAAAAGAAGGTGCAAAACAAGGTGTAACATTTGCAGCTACTGCCATTGCTCCACAACTAAAAATTGGTGGAACAAAACTAGCTGATAAATATATTACAAGAGTTGCCTCACAACTTACAGCATTTGAAGGAGTAGGTGCAGCATTAAATCAACAACTACCATCATTAAAAGAATTTTCTTATTCTGCTGTTTTATTTGGTGGATTAGGATTAGTTCAACCTAGAAAAACTATGGAAGATAGAACTAAAAAAGTATTTATTGATACAGGTAAAAAACCAAATCAAGTATTCAAAGA